AGACCTGTACGATCAAGTAGTTCTTTGGCAGCTTGCATCTTATCACGAATACCTAGCTCTGTAGGATCGTACAATGCACCCACCATAGACATTGCAGCTTTCGGTGCATTACGTGCCATGTAAGTCTGAGTTGCATCTAGTATTTCTTCTTTAAGTGACTTCACTACTTCAGCAGATGATGTAGTGTCAGAGTATCCTGCAAGTTTCTTTGCAGTTACAATGTCTCCACCTGCTTCATCAAACAGTACAGCCAATAGCTTTTGTTGTTTTTCTGTTAGTGCTCGTGTCATAGTTTTGATCTTCCAAATAATAATAAGACAAAGTTAAGTATGCCTCTGCCCATTTCTGTAGGTGTTGGTAGTAACCATCCTAGTAACAATAGGATCATTACCCAAGGTGGTATGTTTTGAATGTTGAGTTTTTCAACCATACCTGTTTCTACTTCTTTTAAAACTTCTGTAGTTATTACGTCTCTACCTGCAGTAGTTTCTTCTGTTTGTTCTACAGACATTACTGCCTGTCTATTCTCTGCACCTATTTGTGCATTGCTATTTACGGTTGGCCCACCTGATCCTCCTAGCAGACCTAGAGTACTCAAACCACAACCAGATAAAAATAGAACGAGTACTAACCATCGCATTACATCAACTCAAAATGAGGGGCATCAATAAATGGTCTACGCCCTTGTGATCTACGTAAATCTACATATGCCATCATTGCATCTTCTGCTGATCCTTCATATGTACGAATGTCACCTTCACTCCATGCTGCTCCCCATTTAATACTGCAACCTATCTCTTCTGCTGCTTGTTTAAAGGCGTCACATATATCGTCATACAAGTTTAGTTCCCACGATACATCTGGACCTACATAGGCTACCACGTCTACTGCATGGCTAAACCCATCGTCCTGTAACAAATGCTTACTTGCCATTGTCTGTGATCGTCCTGCAGCTACGTTAGCTTTTTGCTCCTCAAAAGTACGTACACCTTGCGTAACTCCAAAGTCTACCTCTGTCAGTTGAATAGCACGTTCAACTACTGCTGTCATATCTGGATGGACACCCTCAAGTCTATCCATTGATCTTTGGCTTAATCTAAAACTCATCTCATATCCTTTTTCATTGCCATCTTATTGCCCATTGGCTTACCTGCCATATAAGCTGTTGCACCCATATATGCAGCTACAATACCTGTCTGTGCAATATAAAACAGCCCAAGCAAATCTGCAAGGGCATTAACTCGTGTATCTGACATTATAGGTGTAAACAAAAATACCGTAAAGATAATCATCATAGCCATAGCTACCCATGCCATCTTTTTCTGCGACTCTGCTTTTTCCTCACGTAGCTCTATCTCAAGCATACGTTCTTTCATTGCTACTTCTTCTGCTGTGATTTCACCGTCACCATCAATATCAAAGTCTACTACCATTCATGTTCTCCTGTAACGTCTGGAAGTTTTAGCTGCCGCTTTAGGTTGTTTAGAAAACTGTTTACCTGCAGCCGTATCTTTTCTTTTCTTGGCAGTGCTTGCTGCGTACTGCGAACTAGACATTCCTTTGATTGCTGCTTCTGGCAGGTATCGTTCACCAGTTGCTTTTGGTCCTTGCGTAGAAGGTTTACCACTCTTAGTTCTCCACTTTTGTTTTGTCCACCTGTCAAGGCTTTGTTGTGATTTTGCTTTAGCCATTTATTAACCATGCTATAAATATAAGAGCACCTAGTCCTGAAGCTAGTAATAAACCTGTGACGGTCCATGTAATAATTGCTTCTTGTATTTCGGCTTTACGGTATTCTTGCTCTTTCTTTTGTTTACGTATCTTACCTTCAGTAGCTACAAGTTCATCCCATGCAGATGGACCCATACTAAAACTAATCCAGTCTTTAAGTTCTTTACGCATGGCTTCAGCTTTTTTCTTAGCTGTAAATATTTCCAGTGCTTCAGCTTCGACTGACTGTCCATTAAGAGCTTTCCACCAAGGAGGGTTTTTATTTTTCTGTTCTGCATAAGATAGGTCACTCATAGCCCCTGCCCATTGGGTCAACTGTCCTGACATATCTTGCAGGTCTTTACCTACCTGAAAGCCCTTCTTGAGGGCATTAAATGCTACAGTAGCCCCACTGATTATTGTAACTGGGTCCATCTTAGCCTCTAAGTTTTGTAGCCACCGCCTTTGGCTTTGTATTGTTTTGCAAGCATTTGGGCTTTACGTGCAGACCACTGACCTGCCTTGCCCCCTTTGGTTCCTGACTTAATGCGGTTAAACAAATTCCTACGCATAGTAGGCTTAGTATAATTTCCTGCCGCATTTACTTTAGACTTTGTAGCCATAACGTAAAACTCTTTCTATGTCGTAACGACCTATGCCTATATCTCTTAGCTCTGAATCGGTCATGCTATATAATTGATCACGTGCAATTCTTCGTTTTGCAGATTCAATTCTAGCTTCAATTAATCTGTTGAATATTCTTTTTAACATAATCTATCTCCTTTGTTAACGGTAACTTTTGCTACCAGAGATAGTTATATCATATATAGTTATAACATACTACAGATAAAAATGCAACCCCGATATGCATTTACCTGTTAGGATTGAAGTGTTCTTCTACAGATATTGTGACACCCATATCACCACCACCATTAAATACAGTTATTTTATCACCATCATGTAAGTACAACCTATCAGATGTAATCATGTTATAAACATCATTACCTGAAATAGCTTTGTTATTAACTATAGTATAGTATGCATTGTCTTCTGCGTGATACCACTGAATAGAAATATTATCTGTTTGTGCAGCACCATTACTTACGTGAAGAAAAGTAATTATAGCATCAAAGTTATTAGGACAAGTGTATAAAACATTACTACTTGCCCCACCTGCAGTGGCTGTAACTGCAATACTTTCAGTTGCTGTGTTATATTTTAAACTTGCCACTTACTTTTTGCCTTTTATTTTTTTAACTAATTTAGTTGTCCATGCTTCGTTTTCTGGTGTTGTAGGATCGTCCTTTACATAGTGACCCTTTTCATTACGAGCACGTACCTTAATTGTTTCTGTTGCTGTCAGTATTGTTTTTAGTTTGGCTACCTCAGTAACCCAGTTACCGTCTACATCTTTAGAAGCTACAACATTCTTGTTAATGTCCTCTACATGTTGACCCATGTTTACAACTATGTAACCTAGTCTATTTACTTTTTCAATTTGTTCTGGTGTCATTTTTTCTTTGCAACTCCCCCACGTTTCATCTTTTTAACTGCACCACCACGTTTCATGTAGCCCATTTTATTACGAACTGCTTTTGGTAGTTTAGCTAAACCCTTATTTCCTTTTGGTACTGCTTTCACTGTTCCACCCTTTCTATACTGATTGTAACCTGCAGCATGGGCGGCTTGTCCTTGTTTAACTGCGTCAATCCTACGTTTGTAGACCTTCCCAGTTTTACCCCAACGATAGCCGCCCTCTACTTTTTCTACTGGCATTTATTTGCACACACACTCTGGGCAACACTTCATATTCAATAAAGCTTTTAACAATCGTTTAATGTATGTCCAAATACCTCTTACAATTTTCATGTCCCTACTCCCACTGTTACACATGTACCCTGTGCAAAAATACCTTTTGCGAATATACTGTCTACCATATCACGCATTTCATTTCTACACTCTTGTTCTTTCATAAAAAGATTATCGTTGTGTACCATGAGTGTGCACGTTCTGGCATCTGTTGGTGTCATACAAAACATGACAATGGCTAACCACATCAGAACTTAACTTTAGCACCTACTGTAATATCACCAAACTCCCAATCACTGTCTGATGAAACTTCAGTATATACAGTTACGCCACTTACTGCATACTCTGCAGTCCAGTCAATACCTTGAAATATATCTTCGTCAAGTTCACGCATATTGATTTCAGTTTCTGCAGATAGTCCAATACCTACAGATGTGGTAAATGCTGCATATGGTGTTGCAGTCCAATCCCACTCTTCTACACCTGTAACGTAGTTAATGTCAGACTCTGCTCCTACAGAAACTGTCTGACCCCATAGTTCTACGTCAACGGCATTTGCTGCAGTTGCTGTAAGTGCAACCACAGCACTAGCTAGTAATATATTTTTCATAATAGTCTTCCTTATTTCTTTTTCTTTGCCATGCCGCCACGCATCATTTTCTTTTTAGCCATACCACCGCCACGCATCATAGGCTTCTTTGCCATACCACCACGCATCATTGGTTTTTTCTTCTTCATTGCTCTTGGTTTCATTGCCATTGTTTGTTTCTCCTTTGTCTTCTTTCTAATACGAGAGCTTTATACTCTTCTTCTGGATACACACTATAGTATCCCAGTTTTTCAAGCTTCAGACTTGCATCGTCCACTTGAGATAAAGACTGGATAAACAACATAGCATATTCTTCGTCAATACTAGATGTCCAGTCATGTTCATACAGAAAATCTAAGTCAGCTTCTTCTGCACCATATTCGGGATGAAATCCCATGATATGTATATCCCTATGTGTATACGTATCATTAAGGAACCCGATAAATTCTGTAAACTGATAGGGTGTAGGAAAACTAAAAGATGCAACTACCACGAGGTCATATTGATTGTTATGAAACTTATTTGCTTGTGCTATTGTTTCAATACCAATATGGTTCGTTTCAATTACATCTACTTTGTTTTGTTTCCATGCTTCTTGTGCATAAGGACAGGCAGGTAATCCGTTTAGTGCAGGGTTAGATACCTCAAGTACTTCACGTGACCAACTACGCAGATCGTCCTTTATCATTTCATAAACATGCCACCTTTACGCATATCGGTGTGACCAGTACGGATCATTCCACCACGTTTCTTTTGCTGTGGTCGTGGTTTAGGTTTAACTGTAGATTTTTTAGAATCACTAGACATTGCTTCAGCTACAGCTTTCTCAATGCCCTTTCTTAATATAGCACGATTTTCTGCGTCCTTTTCATTTTGAAGGAGTCTTTTCATTTCACTAATGGTCATCTTACCTACTGCAGAACTTGTTAACTTTTTTAAATCTTGTTCACTGTAATTATCTTTTGGGTTAATACCACGAGTGCTACCACCTTCTGTGGCTCCTATATCTGTAGGTCTAACTTTAGGGCGTATTGATTTAGTCATTATTGTATTCCTTTTACCATTTAACTTTGTGTGACCAATAACGAGCACTTAACTTACTAGGGCTAGAGTCCTGTGCATTGTGCCTCGCATAATAGCTTTTCTTACGTGCTTTGTCTTTTGCGGATGTAGGATTCTTACCTGCACCCCTTACTCCCTGTTGTCCAAAACGAATAAACTTATATTTGTCTCCTTCTTTAGCCATTACAGCATGAGACTTCTTAGGATGCTTTGGTGTACGTTTAGGTTTATTTACACCACTCAGTCCTTCGGCTTTCATTTTTGTTTTGACTCTCTCAGGGATTGCCATCTGTCCAACCTTCCATACGCATCGCCCACTCTACGTGTTCTAAAGTAAATGGTCTACCGTAGTGAGCCTGTACAGCTTCACGTACATAGAATACATCACTGTGGGGAATATGTAAATCTTCAATGTTACCGTCAAGTACGTGTTTATAAAACTCT